CTCTTATCAGCTTCTTTTATCTGTACATTACTTTTTTCTTGCTCTAGCTTAGTAGTATCTTCTCCTGCTGCCTTAGCCTCAGCAATCTCTCTACCTAAGTCTGCAGTTACTAATGCAGTTCGTTCCTTAGATGACTCTGATACTTTCTCATTAGCTGCTAAAGTCTTAGCTGCATTATCCTCAGCAGCGAATGCTGTAAGTCCTAGCCAATCTGTAAGAGCTTTGAATCCTGCAATTAGCATATTGATAGGCATCATCATTGCTTTCATTACATCATCTAATACTCCGAATGATTTAAGTACTAAAGCTATGACAGCTATAATGGCTACTACTGCAGCTACTATTAAAAATATAGGATTCATTAAGATGGTAAGTCCTAACTTTATAAATGCCTTTGATAGTGTACCCAACATGCTAGTAATACCACCTATTGACTTAGCTATATCAGCTTTATTAATACCTCCTAGAGCTGTAGCAAAAGTCTTAGACTTCTCTGCTGCCTCCTCAAAGTCCAATGACATCAATGAGTCTTTAATCCCTCCAAGTCCATTGCTTACCTGCTCAAACTTAGAGCCCGTAGCAAAGACAGCTACTGCTTCATTAGCATCCTTAATCCTATCACTGAGTACACCTGCCTGTTGTGCAAGTGCAGCCATTTGTGCAGGATCAGTAGCACTGGCAATAGATCCTTTTAATTCTCTTAACTCAGCTTTCATCTGAGCTATGCCTTGTATCTTAAGTGGTATTACTACTTCATTCATATACTCTGATTTCTATTGTGTTTTTACTAAGGTGTGTATCATGATGTGCTGCAGTAGGGCTGTGTAGGTTGGTAGTATCTAGCTGAATAGAATTAATATCTTTTCTTTGTGACAATACTATACTATTAGCAACTACATTACTAAGCGTTACATAGGTCTTATCTAAGGTAAACGCTCCTGCAAGTGTACCAAAATATACACCTACTGCTGACCTAGTCCATATTATAGGACCTATAGTATTCTCTAGCTCTATGACTGTAGGTGCTGAGGTGCTAGTCTGACTAATCAAAGCTATGTACTTAGTGTAGGTAGGTAGGATGTCACTGACAGCTCTACCATTTAATGTCTGAGTCACTGTAAGATTAGTAGTAGCTATGCCATCATTCTCTATACTTAGACCATCTCCTACTACTAAGGCTCTAAGTCCATCTCCTACCACATTACCTGAGCCTAAGATAATAGAGTTACGATTATTAGTAGTGACATTGGTCTTATCATTATAAGTTTCCATGATACTATTAATCTGCCTACCATCACCTGGACCTACAGGAGTAGGTTTTGGGCTAAAGAATGGAGGTAGGTCTATCTCAGTCTCTAAGCTAATCAGCTCTACTTTGGTAGGCACTATGTCATTAGCATTATAATCTATAATCTTATTAATACTCCACCATGAATTGTCAATCCTTATCTTATCATTCAGCTCCATGTATTGGATGTCAGTCTCATAGAGTAGAAAGTATGCAGTCAATAGCTTACCACCATTTATCTGTGCTACTGTTCTCCTCCAATATGAATTATAAAGATTGTTGTTAGTGTTCTGAGCTACCTGATAATAGTAGTATTGACATTCTGCAAAGTTAATATCAAAGGTAGGATTGAATGGATCATCTCCTCCAAAGTGTGAGAGGTAGGGATATACTCCTGCTGTAGATGTTACACCATCATATCCTGATAGTATATCTACAGGCTGAGCAGTTATCTGTCCATTATCAAATAAGATTCTTAGATTAGTCTTAGGTGCTGCACCATTGAGTAATGGTAGGAATGCACCAAATACTGTAGGCTGTACAGGTGTAGGTGAGAATATAAGCTCTTTGACATCTATGCCTTTCACATATTCATTCTCAAAGGTTACCTCTACCTGTCCATAGATTTCTCTAGTGACATCAGTATAGACTGTATTAGGTGAGTCAGTATCTGCCTTATAGCTTAGTCTGAGTTTCTTATTGTTAAGCTCAGGGATAAAGATAATTGACTGCTCTTTGTCTTTCATCAGCTTGTTGGTCCAATCTACTGCCTTACCTGAATCATAGTACTCATCTCTATGTAATAAGATTAGATTGTTCTCATTGTTAGGATCAGCAGTAGCATAAAGATTATACATCATAAAGATGCTCTTAATGTAATCCGATTGCTTAATCTTCTCAGGGATAAAGGTATTCATGGTAGTGATACCACTATTCAATGGGATGTTATCAGATGGTCTGATGGTGAGGTTGATGGAGGTGATGTCTAGGATAATCTCAGGAGCTGTAAAGGGGATAGTACTAAACTCATCCTCCCACATTCTATACTGACCTGCACCTAATAATATTCTAGCTTGTGCTATTTGTATATCATTATAATCTATGCCTCCTGAACCATCTGATGTAGCAGTTAAAGTAAACACCTCAGTAAAACTACCTAAACTAGTAGTACCTGCAGGCAAAGCAGTAGTATCATAATCTGCATAGATATATTGACCTATGCAATCTGTATTTTGATTACCATTTATAGATACATTTAAAGCTAATCTAAAACTATTGCTGTGAGGATATTGAGGTGTTATAATTGGTCCTAATGAGAAACATGATGTACTAGCATCTAGTGATAGAGTATAACTTACAGTCATCTCCCATGTATAAGACTGACCTGCACCTACTCCTGTCCATTGAGGAGTAGTGTACTGACCATTGGTAGTATTAAATATATTAGCAGTATCTAATGTTTCAGTCCATGCTGTAGTAATAGGATATCTTACAGGAGTAGTCATCTGTGAGATAGATGCATTAACTTGAGGAGTAGCCCAAGTATGACTCCATCCACTATTCTCTGCCACCACATAAACATCCTGCCAATCCACTATATTCTGATCACCATTGTAAGGTATCAGGAGCTTATCAAAGTTAGCATCTTCTAATCCTGCCCAAGTATAACTATATCCTGAGGTAGCGAAGATTCTATCAAAGTAAGTCTGAGCATAGATAGCAGGCTTAAACCAATTTAATTGATATTGAGTATCTATATTGAATGGCATCACATACTTATAACCATTAGCTAGACTATTATCAAAAGTATCAATCACTACATCAGCATCTACATAGTGATCTAAGTCTGAGAAATCTAAGTCAGTCAGATACTTATTAGAGATGTCAGTAAAGAATGTACCTCTATCCTCTTTAATCAATACCTCATACTCTACCATCTGCTCATAAGCTCCTGTCACTTGTGACTTTTTTATGTTGGTGAGCTGTAGAGTAGCATTAGTCATAACAGGGATTCCATTCTCAATGACATCACAGCTAGTGATTGTATTGATATTGAATGTACCTGCTTGAATGTTTACATCATAGTAATGATTAAGCAGAGTATTGTTATTCTTATTGCCTATCAGAGTAATGGTCTTAGAGAATGATCCTGTCCTTTTAGATATATCTCTAATATCCCCTACACTAAAGTTCAGAGGGAATGATGTACCCTCTTTGACATCTAGGTATCCTGTGCTAAGTTGTATTCTAACCATTGATAGGATCTTGTTGTGCTAATTTAATAGTCACCGATTGTTTAATTAGGTTTTTATTTCTTTGGCTGAATACTTCAAAAGTATTATTTTCTATTATACAGGCACAGCTGTAATCATTACTTAAGTAATATACTTGAGGAGATGTAAGTAGCTCCTGAAATCTAGTAGCATCATACTGACTCATCCAATTAGTATTAAGGTCAAAGGTCTTAGTTACATTAGTGTTATAAGTTCTAAATCCTTTTTGTAGGTTTACTCCTACCCACTCTGTACTCACTACCTGCCCATCTATATGCTGATTGTATTGCTCTCTAGTTATCTGCCCTTTTTCATAGGTCTTTAGCTGGAATGCAAAGGATTGCCATGATCCCATCCTATCTAAGTAGACAAGCTGTTGGTCATTAATGATACATCTATTGTCATAAGTAAAGTAATAGAAGTCATTACCTGTAGGTCCATCACTATAGATAGATACATAATAATCCTCAGTAACGAAATTAGTAGGTCCTACAAAGACAGCCCAAATGCCATCACTAGCAGGAGTAAATGAGGCATTATCTAATAGATTGTCACTCATGTCATACCACTCTACTTCATAATTATAAGCTCCATACACTCTAAGGTTGTAATAGAATATAGCATTAGGGAATGCACTAGGTGCTACTGATCCATCTGTAGGTAGATTGCTAGTCATTAGATATCCAAAGGGATTCATTGTACCTAAGTAAGATGTACTAGGAAATGGACTAGCCTCATTAGATGTATTAATATTATTATTATAAGCTCCATTAAATACCTCTTGATCTACTATACCCTCATCATCTAATACCTGAGTCTTTCTTAAATCTGCATAGGTTACATTACCATTGATATTGATATTAGTAATAGTAGACCAAAGTACATTGACAGTAAAGTTAGTAGAATTAGTAACTGAGATGACAGTGTGCAATCCCTCAAGTGCAGGATTATCTGCACCTGGACTAACCTGAGTAATTACTATCTGATCTCCTACTATAAAGCCATGAGCTGTAGTAGAGGTAATATTAGTATTTAGTCCATCTATTGTCAGTGCAGCTGTATAGTCTATATTATCTATATACTCATATCCTAAGTCTACATCATATTGATACCATGATTGAGGGATATCGTATGGTAATCCACCATTAATCCCTGTCTCATTATAAGTAACCAACGACTGCATCAGCATAGATATATCCTGCTCACCATAACCTGTACTGAATACAGGTAGCACTCTATATTGAGCTACTACATTGTGAGGACCTGCTGAAGGGTAGATGGTGAATATATATCTGAAGCCAGGCTCATTCTTATTAGTGTTATCTATGATATACTTAATAGGATTGTAAGCAGGCATTAACTGAGCAGGTTGTGCTATGATTGTAGTGCTAGGCATGTTATAGTCCTCCGTCTGTTATAGTCCATAATTTAGTCCCTGTTAATACTAATCTTCCTGCTGTTGCAGCTCCTGTATATTTAGCTTGGCCAAAATTTATTGTTAAACTTGGTTGTACTGATTGTGTACTCCACCCATTATAGATTGCGTTAAGATTAGTTGTAGAGAAAGTTGCAGGTGTTTTGCCTTGCATAAAAAAATCAAAGTCTTGAACATTTGCTACATCCCAAGTTCCTATGTTTTGATTAAATGCAGGTGCATCTTTAAACATTTGGCTCATATCTGTAACTGCTGAAGTGTCAAAACTTAACGGCTGATTAAACGCTGTAGCATCTCTAAACATTCTACCCATATCTGTAACTAATAAAGTATTAAATGTCAATGCAGAATTAAATACCGAGCAACCATTAAACATACCATTCATACTTGTAACTGCTGAAGTGTCAAAACTTAACGATTGATTAAATGCTGTGCAATTAGCAAACATAGAATTCATAGTTGTAATTGCTGAAGTGTCCCAAGAATTTATATTATTGATTGTAGTTAAAGAAGTACAGTCTATAAACAAGCCATCAAAATTTGTTACACCTGTTAAATCTAAAGTGCCTTGAACTGAAGATAAATCTAAATTAGGGCAATATGCAAAATTATAGCCAAAGTTATCAGGACCTAACTGAAGCTGTCCCCAATTTACTACTGAAGTAAAATTAGTTGAGCCACCAGCAGAAGCCAAATCCCAACCTATGCAATCCCCTGTAATTATAACCGTATAAGTTCCTGCTGTTGCGTAAGTGTGTGTTATATTAGCATAGCTATTTGTATCTGTATTACCATCCCCCCAATCAATAGTTCCTGAATAAGTTCCTGTTCCTGTATAAGGTAAAAATATTTGCTCACTATTAGCAGTAGTAGTCCATTCAGTAGTGAATAGAGCAGGCACAGCTGTAATAGCCTCCCATGCCTCCATCCAATTACCATTGATTGTCACTGTGCCTCCTAATGCTAAGACTATATCCTGAAGATAGTCAGTAGATGTAGATGGATCACCTCCTACCTCAGTTAGTATATCTGCCATTAGGTCAGTAGAGGTAGCTAAGTCTACTCCATAGTAGTCAGCTATGCCACTAAGATAGTTACCATTGATGGTAGTGACTCCTAGATTATCGGCTATTTGTTTTAATGTATCACTCATAACTATATTATAATTTATTTGCTTTCTGTTTAGAACGAATAGTAAGAGTCATCAGTGTAATACTCCTGCCTTATGTAAGTGGTAGCATATCGGATAGCATCCATAGCATCATCATATAACTTGACAGGCTCATCCATAATCTGATCACCTATCTTCTTCCACTTATAGTTCTCATACTCTTTCATTATCTGCTTATCCTCCTGACAAAATACTCCGAAGGTCTTAATGTTATCTATGCCTTTCTTTACTACCTTGTTAGCATTATGTACATCATACCCTGCAGTATTCATCTCTGCTATTATCTCAGGTCTTGAGTAATCTGCCATGATCTCTATATGCTTATCTACATTCAAGCTATCCATCTTCTCTATCAGCTGAGTAGTGGTAAGGTAGCTCTCATAGATAATCTTCTCAATGAAGATATCATTGTCACAGTAATATACTCTGACTAGAGCTGTAGGGTGATTGTATCCAAAGTCTAAGCCATAGACATACTTAACGAACTTAGTTGGTCTATGAGCAATGAAAGTCCAATTAGAATAGATGTTACTCTTACTGATAGCTTTCTCCCCTAGAGCATATATCTGATACATTGCCTCATCAGTTCTCTTAAGGTCCTCTATCTGCTTTT